GCACCATGCGGTTCATGGCTTGCGTCACATTGTCACCCAGTTCGGCAGCAATCTTGGTGCTTGCAGCCTCTTGCGCCTCCAGTAACGGCAAGTCTAAGCCTGGGTTCGCCCCAATCCTAGCCACCATGATCTTGGTTGCAGACTCTAGCTCTGTTTTCCACTTTTCCAATTCTTCGGCAGCTTGCAACTTGGCTTGTTCCATTGCCTGCATATACTGTTGTTTTTGCGCCTCAAGTTGCATTTCAGCTTGCAGTTTCATTTGTGCCATCTGCACATCAGCCTGCGCCTTGGCTTGGGCAACTTGAATATCGGCTTGCGCCCTCAGTTGTTCAGCCTGCGCCGTGGCCTGCATCTTCATTTGCTCGTTTTGGGCTTGAGATTGAATCTTCATTTGCTCAAACTGCTGCTCTGCCTGCATCTTCATGACTTCAGGGTTTGGCGGTGGTGGTTGCTGCGCCATCATTTGTTGTTTTTCTTGCAACTGTTGCATAGCTTGGTCAATCGTACCCTCAATCGGTGCGGCTTTCTTATATGCGCCAACGCCAAACTTAACCAGTTCAATCAGCATAGGCACTAACTCTGGCGCTTGTTGACCCATTGGCAACGCTTGCGTCAAAAACCCACCCATTGCTTGCAAGAACTCAACTCGCTCACGTTTATTCTGATTCTCGTCGATCTGCACCAGGCTATCTGAATCCACTTGGATGCGGAACGAGCGCAGAGGTTTATCTTGAATTAGCTGCAACGCCTGCGGGATAAGCGCCTGATCTGCCGGCTGCATACCTTGTGCGGCAGCGTACATAAGGATTGTTGTGGGCTGAAACTTAGTGCAAATAACCTGTGCTTTTAACTGGAATAGCTCACTCGCAAACAGGGCAACATCTTCTTGCATCGAGCGCAAGCGCAGTCCTGCATACTGACCCTTAATCTGTTGTGCCGTGGCGGTTTCAGAGGCTTGTCCCTGTCCCCGAATAATGTCACTAATACCTGTAATTTCATAGATTTGGGTTTTGATTTCATTCATTGCTCGATAACATTGCATGAGCGTTGCCGCCATCACATCAATTGGCAACAAGTCAATCGACCCTTTTAATCCGCCTTTTTCAGAGAACGCCATCCACTTATCAACTGGGATTAGTGTGTTGTTATCGCCCTCAGTCAAAAGACGCTGCAATGTGGGTTGTGATGCGTCATAGACCCCACGCACACGCAACGCCTTAACCAACCCGTCAATGCGGTCTGTCAAAATGTCTAGGTCTGTCGCTTGATCTTGATACAGCACAAAGTCAGGCACAGGCACAAGCGTATCGCTCGTCATCGTGGCGTACAAAGGTTTCGCACACGGAAAGAAGTTCTCAAGCTCTAACGGATCGTCACGTTCGTCAAGAATGTTTGGGCAACTTTTACTAATCCAGTACACCTTGCCGCTTTCTTTATCCCAAAGCTCACAAATCTTAGCCCGTGTGAAGTCTTTAGATTGGGTCGAATACTGCTTATTGGTTTCCGGCCCTGCATCCAACGGAATGGATTTAGCCGTTTCCTCGCCAAATCGTTCGATCAGGCTGTCTTTAGTCATGTACACCCAGCGCCAGACGCTAGTGACTTCTTCCCATGTCCGTGCAACTGAATGACCAAAGTCCTTCCAATGCACATAGTCAGTTGGCGCACATTCGTACTCAATTTCTTCTTGTGGCTCGACTTCCTCGCCCATAGCGCCATCAAGCGTCATAGCTGTCTTGACTTGCTGACCTGTGCTGTCAACCTCGTCTACATCTTCAGTCACTTGCAACCCATCTTCGGGAATGTCTTGCGCCCGAACGTGCGGCTCGTAGCGCACCCATGCCACGCCTCGACCACCCAAGAACCTGTCCTCAACTGCGTGTTTCATGGTCGATCTGAAATCGGTGTAATGCTCGATCTCAAAGTCCAATGCACGTTCAATCAATTGGCTGGCAACACGGGCAACTGGGTCGTTATCACCAAAACGTCGAGATACGTCAGCCTTAGGTAGCCTGGCATATACAGCAGGGATCAACGTCTGTACGTTAGACCACAGAATGTTAAATTTAGCGGTTTCGTTAGTGTTCTGATTGCGGTTGTCATCACGGTAGCGCCTCACAATCTTATTTGTGCGAGCTTCCCATTTCTTAAACTCATTGTCATATTGGCTGATTACGTTTAGCCACTTCTGAACGCCGGTCAATGCTTCCATCTTAGTATCTCGCAAAAATTACGTCACGGTTTACCCGCCCGACAATCTCGTAACCCCAATCTTGGAGTAAGTTGATTGTGTCCTCGTCGCTGTACCCGTACCGACTGCCCAAGCCTTTAAGCTCTAGCGTGATAACTGGATACGTTCTCTTAATTGTTTGTTCAGCGCCCAATATGGCTAGATGTTCGTAGCCTTCAATGTCTAATTGGATAAAGTCGCAATCATCAACCTCTAAAGCATCAATTGGTATAACTTGCACATCGTTGCCTGCCTTTAACTGATGCGCCCCAATGTTCTCAGGATACGGATGATCGACTGACGCTGTGCCAATTTTGTCACCAAATGCAGCCCAATGGTGTTCAATGTTGGCGTGGCCTGCAACATTCAGTAGTAACGCCTGATAGTTGACCAGATCAGGCTCGACTGTAATCACACGCTCAAATTGCCCTGCCATCGTAGCGGGATAAACGCCAATGTTGCCGCCTGCCTGAATGACGGTACGAAATTGGTTCATGTGTGTATAGCTCACATTTAAGTCCGGTAGCTCGACCAAGAGTGCGTTAATGCAGCACTCGTCAATATCGGGAACTTGCCAGCCTTCAACCAATTTCATACGGTATCCTTGTTTGTTCCCACGGACGGGGTTTGCCGTGGAATATCACAACCTTGGCATCGTCTACCCCTTTGGGCAACACATCAGCCTTAAAGCTAACAATCCCATCACAAATGTCCTGCCAATACGTCACTTTGTCCCGCATAAAGTGTTCAATATAAGACTGGTCACCACCCGCCGTGTACATCTGTAATGCTGCAAACTTGTCATACAAATCAACAGGCTTAGACCAGTACATCATGCTTGACTGCATGGCTTTGGGGTTGTATTGACCCCGATAAACGTCACGCATAATCACAAAATCGTGCTGCTTTGCCGCCTCGATCATCGCCGTACAGTCACCAGTCAGCACCGTATCTAGGTCAAAGTACAGCGCACTTGGTAGCCGAAACAACTCCATCTTTGCCCACCAACCAACCCAATCATGCATCAAAGGGATGGTTTTGCACTCTAGCTCAACGTCTGACAGACACACAAACTCATGCGGTTGCAAATACTTAGCGCACATCTTTTGCAACGCATAAACGTGTTCAGGCTTAAAATCACCGCCTGACCGCAATACGCTTGCTACGATCATGCGCTAAAAATTCCTACAGCTAAGACTTCAACGCCTGCGCCTGTCGTGATGCGCCACGATCCAAACTTAGAAATAGAACCTAACTCAATGTTGTAAGTGTTAATACCTGTGCCGCACAACGCTGGCAAAATGGTATGTGAAACGCCTGCACCGTCGAACAAAACAACGTTGCCCGTGGCAGCTGTTGACACGGTACAAATTATTCGATGTAGATAGTCACCAACTGCGCCTGTGCCGCCTAACACTTGAGCCGTTTGGCCTGCTGCAACGTGTTCGTATTGATACTCATAAGGATGTTGTACGCCACTCATAATCTTCTACTCCGGTTTGTTGTGTGGGTTGCCCACATATCATTCAAAGTTACTGTGTTCTCAGGCCCGACAATCAACGGCTTAATCATATCTGGCTGCTTAACCTTTGGCTCTAGCCTCCAAGCAATCGCAAGCATCCTAAATGCATCTGCTGGGTGGCTTGTCCAATCATGCCTGGGCGTTTGCCTAAATGCCTTCTTGTCCTCGTCGTATTCCCGCTGATATTGCCGTAAAGCCTCTAGCCCATCGTGTGTTCGTTCGCTGTCAAACCAACATTGCGGCAGCATTTGACGTACCGCCTGAATCCCATCTTGCACCGACAAATCAGGCACGATAGCCATGTTGTTAATACCTAGATACTCACTCAATTGCTCAATGACTGACTTACCCGCTGCTGCTAGAGTTTTAGCCCTTGCATCGTGCGGTAGGTAATGTTTTGCGTATTTATACGGCTTTTCTACGACTATTTTAGCTATTTCTGCAATGTTTGCACCACTTATTGCAAAATAATCAATGATGTGGATTTCGTTGCGGATGACTTGATACCACCAAATAGCCGTGTCATCACGATAGCCTAAGTCCCAACTAGTGTAAGTCGGTAGGTGCGGATCGTAATCAACACG